CGCGTCCATAAGCCGCGTCACCGGCATAAGCACCGAAAGCGGCCGCACGATAGGTTTCCGGGTTATACACCTGCAACTGTGGATAAGGAACGGATACCGTTGGAGGCATCTTGCACTTGATACCGTCTACATCACTTTGCAAAGCCTGCAAGCCGGCTACCAACGGCGCGATCTGCTGACCGAAGTTGCTCAAGATTGTCGCATTCTGATTACGCTGAGAGATTTCCCCCTCCAAAACTGCAATTCTTGCATCCCTTGCAGCAAGGGCTTCCTGCTGACGGCGTGCCTCTGCGGCATCCATCTTGGCTACAATAGCCTGGAATCCTTCACGGTAAGCGTCCGACAAAGAACGAGTATTCCCTTCCATTGTACGTGTAAGCGTATTCATGTTTTCGCAACTTGCTAAGCGACTTTCATACCCCTGCCGTTCAATCGCAGTCTGCGTTTTGCAGCAACAATCGGCTAATTGAGCAGAGATAGATTGATTGCCCTGCATAATTGCAGTAATGATACTGTTGGTATTCTGTCCCATCTGATTGCCAAGACCGCATATAGCCTGAGATACAGAGTTAATACCAGCAAGGATTTGGTCTGAAGATACATTCAACGCCTGGGCAAGTGATGCGATGTCCACACCGTTGCGATTAAGCATTTGCATAATCATGTCTCTTCCTTCATTGGCACCCTGATTGTTGTTTCCTCCAAAACCGAAGTTGCCGTTGCCAAAGATGGCAGCAATCACAATCAACACAATAATGTCCTGAAAACCGCCGTTGTTCCCGAAGAAACCACCGTTACTGCCTCCACCGTTCATTAATCCCATGAGGTAACCTGTGTCAATACCCCTGTTCTGCAAAGACGGAAGGATTGATGCAAGTAAGCCGTTACTCGTTCCACCTGCCCCGTCTTGATTAAATACATAAGTTTTTTCCATTGTATTTTAAATCTTAGTTACGGTCAATATCAACCGCATCGCAAATGTCGCAAAACAGTAATTGTATTGAATGGTAGAATGTTGTAGGCTTGTTGTAAAGTTGTTGTTAAACTGTCTGATTTTTTTACTTGCTCCCTTATCTTTTCTGTATTAGCCTCCTATAAAAACTATGCAATGTTTCTTCATAACAAATATATTATCTTAATTTACAAACACCTTAATGGCATATCAAGCGACTCACGTATATTCCTAACTATAACCTTTAGCAGATAATTTCTGCGTATTCTGTCAGGGTAGATATTTTTCAACTTGTTGATCGATTGCTGCGTAAATCCGGTAAATGACGATATTTGAGATTCACTGAATTTATATTCAGATAGTATAACAACCATGATACCGCGTGAATCAACAATATCACTTCGTTTACACTTTGACAGTATCAGGTCTTCTGATACTTCTGTCTCTTTAGAGACAATTCTTAATATTTTGGCAAAGATTTCAGATTTACACATAATGTTTGAATTTTAGTTATATCTTTGCCTTCGCTACATAAAACTTATCGCACATAATGCAACAAAAGCATAGACATTCATGTTGAAGATATTAAGTCCCCAACGTGCGAGTGTCTATGCTTGTGTATCAGTTTTATGTAGCAGTTAAACGTGATACGTTGGGGGCTTTTATTTTACTTCCCAGCCCCATAGGAAGAGACTATGAACAAAAGTCTACTTACCAAATTCTATAATATAGGCCTACCCCGATATACGGAGAAAAGCCACTTCTGCCTATCCCATATCCACCTATTACTCCTAATCCCCACCGACGATCTTTCTGGTAGACGATCTCCCGTTTATGATAGATTATCATCGAATCGAGATTGGGTCTATAACCGCTAACTACCGCCCTATACAAATCTGTCTCATAAACCTTTCTCTGGATTGGTAACGGGATATAAATCGTGTCAAGTTCCTTTACCGTGTCACCCTTCTGATAAACGAAAATTGGGTAAGGTAGCTCGATTTCCTCTACATCAAGCATGTAAGAAGGCTCAGGAACAGGTTTGTTGATCGTGTCTGTTTCCTTGACTACCTCTATTTGCTTTTCTACCGAATACCTTCCGGCAAAGAAACAAGCAAAACAAAGAGCTAAAACAGATATGGCATACCAGGCTTTCATTTCTTGATGATGATCTGTTTTCTTTGTTCTCCTTCTAGCTTTAGCGAAACATGAAGGAAGTTATTTTTACGGTATAAGATGGCCTGATCGAATGGCAAACCGGAATCTTCCAATACTTCCAATAAATCACCGGCCTTTCCATCAATACTCAAATCGGCTGCTTCCCCTTTTTGATGTTGAGATGTAGGGACACCCCCTACTGCCGCATTCAACTCTGGGCATCTGTAGCCTGAATTAATGGAGATAGGCTTACCGATAGCATCCCGTAATGGTTGTAGCAATTTTGCACACAGATTGGTGATAGCCAGTTTCTCACGCGATCCCGGATCATTCTTTATTCCTTTTGCAATAGCAGTATCGCTATGCATAAATTCTTCCAATGTAAAATTCTCTGTTATATTCATTTCCTATCCTCCTTTTTCTTTACTGATTTCATATATTCTTCAAGATAATTTACTTTACTTAGAAACTTAACCGATCCAACCCAATACAAAAAGGCTATAACTTTATTGTCTGGATATACCGTGTGCATGTTTTTCAGTATATTCAGACCATAACAATACACTACTACCCACGTTATCCAACTGACAAAGGCTTTTGTACTGTCTTTATCCTGCTCCATCATTATACCAATCCAAAAAGCAATAAGCAGGATCAAAAGGTAAATCAGAAGATAGATTATCGTCCTAAAAAATTTACTTTTCCTAAAACGCAAATCATCGGCTGCCAGCCCCCAGAACATATCTATGGTAGCCATTACAGGTATTACTATAAGAAAATGCTCGATAGGTGCGAAAAAATCTAACATTGAAGCAATTACCGCAATAGAAACAGCCTGTACCCAGCCGGTAAAATCTTGTATATATGGAATTAATCTTTGCATAATATCACATATTGAATAACACGGTAAAATAAGTGGATAATAAGGCAGCTATCTCAATCCAGAACATCGGCTTGCTCTGGTAGAACTTATACCAAAATGTGCCCTCTTTTTCTTTGGCAATGCTTAATGCAGTATACCCTACATAGGCAAGCCATACTAACAACATTGGCCAGAGGTTCAATGCCACCCAAAGTTGCGATCCGGCAATACAGATGATTGCTCCAGCAGAATGTATCTTGCTCTCATAATCATCTTTGAAATTGGGAGCTGAACCAACAAAGAACATGCCAGCACAGGACAGAAATGCAATCCATTCTGTGTTTGGTTTACTTACCTCCAATATTGCAGGCATCAATAAACCGGCAGTCAGCCACATCGTTGCCATAAACCACAATTTATGCTCCAGATAGTAATAGGTAGCACTTATGGAATAAGGCACACCTTTAGTCTTTACACACACAGCAGCCGTGTAGGCCGCAATAACAAGCATTGAAATAATCGTCAAAATAGTTATCATACCAATCTTACATTTATGTTAATCAATTCTTTCAAATGGGCATATACCGGATTAATCGTACCGTAGAAGCAGTAGTATTTCATTCTTACGCCATCTTCTATTTCCGTGTAATACTTTTCCTGTTCAAGCGTCATGCCTGGCGCATAGAGTTTGGGATCGTATTCCGTGCCTTTGTGATTTTCGTCCATGCGCTCATAAAGAGCAGCCGTATCTACCGAAGGAGGATATATTTCGAGAACCGGATTTATCGGTTGCCGGACTTTCCATAACCAGTCATCGTTAATTACCCGGTTGCCGGTATCCAACTTCCCGTTAATAAATTCTTTCCATTCCGCATGTGCGTATTTGGCACTAATCGCTTCATCATCCGTCAGCGACATTACAGACACAGATTTACGGGTGATACGGGATAGCTGCTTCTTGGAATCGTGCGTTTCCGTGTAGTTTACAGCTTCCTGTAATTCGGCTGTTGTCCTATGGATTACATCGGGATAGCCCGTCACCTCAATCGCTTCTACATCTTCCACTGTCTCGGCAGCTTCAATATCAGAGAGTAACTTTTCTGATAGACCTATACAGATATCATTATAGTCTGCCATCTCATTGAGAGCTTCCAATAACAGATCTGATTTATACGATTTCCCGTTTACTTCAACCGTATCTTTTCGGGCACACTGGTCTTTTAGAGACAAACGGTCGTATGTATATACATCGTTGTCCTCTATGTAGTAGTGCCGGTAGTCGGTGTTGTAGACTTCCTGACGCTTCAAGTCTTTTGCAGTTTGAAGTTTTTCTTCCGGTGTCGGTTCGGGAATGGGTGTCAATTGCATATTGAACACTTCTTCTACGGATGCACCTTCGTTTGCCTCTTTAAAGGCAATCTGTTCTTCTGTCAGCAAAACGTACTTTCCTGCAACATAATCCTCCCATGTTGTGCCGATATCGTTGTCTGCTGTATCGAGCTTTTCCGGCATTGCGACATAGATATTCGCTGCGTCTTTCTGTATGTATAAATAGTTTATTTCCATTTTGATTTATTTGTATTTATTATATCGTAATACGATAATCCCCGAACCGCCAGAACCGGATGAAATCCCTCCTGATACATTGGAACCACTTATATAAAAAGAACCTCCTCCTGATCCTGTATTGGGTTTCCCATTAGTAGGGTTGCCTAACGATCCTCCCCCTATACCTATTCCTCCTCCTCCTTGTGACGATCCGGAGCTATATTCTCCACCACCTCCACCCCCACCGGCATACAATTTATTATTGAATGGACATCTTGTAGTGGTTCCTTGCCCTATCCCAGGCATATCGCCAACTCCATTAGATCCATCACTACCTCCGATATATCCTGCCGTATTTCCTGAAGACATTCCACTTCCTCCTCCTGAACCTCCATCTCCTCCCTTGCCAGAATATTGTCCACCATTTCCCCCATTGGCATAGTATATAGCTGAGTCCCTAAACCAAGAATTCTGGCCTTTTAGTCCATCTTTCGCATCATTATAAGACGATGTTGATCTTACACTATTGCCTCCGTTTCCTATTACATAATTAATAGATTCTCCCGGTGTAACAGATATACCTAAATATAATTCAGTGCAACCGGAACCGCCCCCACCACCACCTCTTTCAGGGCCTGACGATGCACCAGAGCCACCACCTCCAACAATAAAAACGTCAACTGATTTACATCCTGCTGGGACCGTCCATTTGCCAGAAGATTTTAGCTCTTCTACAACTTGTACTGTCTCTCTTTTCCCCGTCGACATTGTCCTTCTTCTCAACATATCAATCTTTCTCTTTAACGGTTATTGAATACATGACACCACTCGTATCGATCTTCAAAATGGACATCTCGAAAGGCACGCCGGAAGTAGTGGTAATAGAACTACCGGACATTGATCTAAAACTGCCAGTAGTGGGGATAGGCTGCGTAAAAGAAGCAGTAGGATTACAATCAAGGTATATCTCTTCGCCTACATTCAGTGCCCTTGCAGACTCATTTATCGACAGGTTTGAAGCGGAGGATAGGGTAGCCTTAACCAACCTCTTGCTTGTCGGTATATTCACAAGAGTGGTGACAGAATTACTCCCTGTGCCGAAGTTTACTATATCATCCACCCTCTTCTTGTCCTCCGCCGACATATACCCCGCTGTGGCGGAGGTGGCGATGGGGGGAGTGCGGTATTGACCGTTGTTGGAGAGGTATTTTGTACCGGAGCCAGTATTTTGTAAACTTTGTCGATTAGATACCAAAGTATAGGTCTTGTCACTCTTATTAATAATTATGGCTATTATTGTCAACCATATAGAACGATCACTGGGGTCTACCGCTAAAATATTTGTTGTAATACCATATATTTCAGTAGAATTATTAATTGTTATCGGGCCAAATCCATCAGGGTTAGTCTCAATTCTTGCTGTTGTTATTCCTTTATTTACTGCATCAACTACCTTTTGATAATTTTCATCTGACAATGTACCATTCTCCTCTGGGAATAAAGTTGCAACATCCAGATACTGATTGCTCGCCACTATCTCCGACCACGCCCCATTGTTACGCCCGTAGGTTTTTCCGTCCTTTGGAGCTTCCTGCACATAGTTCGACAAGTCGACCTGCGTACTGCCAATATGCTCCGGCTTCCCGTCTATGAATATATACTCGTCGTAGATATCGTTTCCCGACCCGGATTTGGGGACAAGATAGATAACATTACTTTCCCCCGGTTCCGGGAGAGAGTCAACCTTCTGAAGCGTTACACTATTAATGGCTGATATCAAAGACTGGACTTCTTCCTTTGTGTATGTTTCAGACTTTAGATAGTAATTTGTTAAATCGTTTACCGCTTTTGTGATAAAACCGCTATTGTTGGTCAGATCACTTGTTTTGGTTGGTATGACCGGTTCGACATATTCCATGAACGTACCGGATGAACTGTTGTCTGAATCCGGAACAAACAAATACTTCTTTCCTGAAACAAGCCCAGCAGTGTCAACAAGCACATTACCCGTCCCTGCTCCGGCGGGTCCCGTCTGACCACGGGGAATGAAGAAATTCAAAATGTACTTCGGGTTACCTTCGGGCGTCTCTCCATTCTCAACAACTTCAACTCTGGCTTCTTCCGAAGGATCGAGAGTTGTCGTTGTCCCCTGTTCAAAGACTGCCGGCTGACCGTCTTTGCCTTTAGGGGTAGTCAGGTTAAGAATGTATTTGGGATTGCCATCTTCGTCTACTCCGTTCTTGGTAAAGCTGCCGGAAGGGGTTTCACCAGAGGTGGCGTTGACGGATTCTAAGATGGGAGTTTTACCACTATCCCCGGCATCGCCTTTGCTACCTTTAGGCAACGACATAGAAATCTCATATATCGGAGAGCCATCAACATCATTCTCTTTAAATGATATTTGTACGGTAGCAGGCTGTCCCGGTTCCAATGTAACAATCTCCCCGACTTCAAACTTGGGAGTTTTCCCGTCTGTACCCGGATCACCGGGGTTGCCTTTTGCCAGGACAAGATTGATATTGTATATCGGATTTCCCGAACCGTCCGCACCTCCAGGTGTCAATGTAACAGATGGAGAATCTCCTTCTGATACCGTACCAATTTTAAACTGCGGGGTTTTACCATCCACGCCTTGCAACGCTTTGATGGTTGCACGAACCGTTTTAAACGTGTTTCCCGACCGCTGAAAGGTCGGCAAAGACGAAATTCCCACAAGAGAATCAACCTCTTCGTACTGCCCCGGATCTTTCGCCGTAGACGCAATCAAATCCTCCACCGCTGCCGCAATCTTCTGCAAGTCTTCCGGCGTGATCGTTGTCCCGTCTGATAATATGATATCTCCTGCTGCCATAGGTGTTAATCTATTATTGATTCAACTCGTTATAAATTTGTTGTACATCGTCAATAACCGTAGATACGATGTTTTTCTTCTCGTCGTTATTCAAGCCGGGATGGGTATAAATGTTCATTGTACCATCTACGGCTATGTTTATTTCTCCAAGACGAACTTCACCTTTTTTTAAAACTCCGGTAATATTTGTTGCATCTTTTCCCGTCTCTTGCGAAATGTTGTATTGAATATCAACATCTCCTATTGTATTTTTATACACGGATCTCTGTATAGAAGATAACTTTGTCGCCATATTACTTTTCAGGATCTACAAGTTCAACAATCTGTGCATATACTCCGGCGGCACTATAAATTGTAGCAGCCTGTTTGACCATAACCAGTTCTTCTGGAGATAAATCAATTTCACCCGTAGAAGCAATTATTTTTTGACAAAGTTTATAGGCCTTAAATCTATAGTCGTTATCGGTATCTGCCTTCCCTGCACGTTCAAGCCCACCTCCGTTATACAATGCCTTTCCTACAAGATCATTTATAATTACAGGGCTTTTTACCGTAACAACTCGTCCGTCCTGCATTACTTTTTTTTCTTCTACTGCATCTGTTCCGTCAAACTCTTTTAAATTAATGTGAAAATTTACTTTCATAATTCTTTTTTTAATTATTTTACTATAAAGGACTAATTCTTAGATAATTATTTGAATCCACATAAATTTCCCCTCTCCTGAATTTTATTTCTAAAGAATTCGGATCTGTGGGCCAAGCCGCATTCATATGTACAACCCCACCATATTGATATAGATTAAATACCAAGTCGTTTGTGGGAGAATTCCAAAAAAGACCGGCTGTTGACAATCTTATATTATACGCTGAATTAGGACCAAGTTTTAGATAGGCATAATTATTTTCTGTATCAATACCTAAATTCCCAACAAGAGTCGTATTATTGTAAAAAGATATAAGTCTATCAGAATTAGAAGGATTTATTGTCACTCTCTTCCCGTCTGAACTTGTTTGCAAAGAACCTGTTATTTGGGTATTCCCATTTATATCCCAAAAAACATTTTTCTTAGCTAACCATCCCGCACCATCATGCCCCAAACGTATAGCAGAATTTGCTCTATCTTCCCATGAGCTCCCCGCCCAAAATGCAGGACCTGTAATATCAGGAGACATACCCGCTAAACAGACAAAGGATGAATTAGAACCAGATCCCATTTCTATACGCCTATTTAACCTCATTTTGTTTGATCCAAAAGAATAAAATGCACCGGTTATATCTGTCACGGAATCTAATTCACCTTCAACACTATCAACTCTATTCCCTAAATTATTTATATTGATATTTAAACCCTCTGCTGTTTGATTAACAAAACTCTCACTTGCAAGTCCTTTTACAGAAGATGATATCTGGCTACTTGTCCAACTTGTTGTAGCATATCCAACTAAAGCTCCATCAACATAAGATCCCACCTCGGTTTGTATTTTACTACTTGTCCAGGACTGAGTAGCGTAATCCCTTCGTACAACTTGCTGGAATTCATCATATTCTTCCTTAAACGAAGTAAGTTCTGCTTTATCTGCCTTTAAAGATAAAGAGGTATCATATTTAGTATAAATTTTACCGGTCTCGGCATCAACATAATCTTTAGTTGCACGTAACTTAATTTCTTCTTCGTTTTGTGTGATTTGAGTTTGTAGATGTACAATAGCATCCGCAATCTCATCAGCAAACAGCCCTACACCATAAATAAGTATCTCACCAGTGAACCTCAGTTCAAAATCACCTTTCCCGTTCCATTTCCCGACCTTAGACAGCTTTTGATAGCTGTCGCTTTCCGATAGCTGCTCTTCATGATACAACTCGGTCCCCGGAATACCGAAACCGCAAGAACCGGGACGGAGCACCTTATAGAACAAAGAGAAAGAATACGTTTTTTCCTCTTCTTCCGTGTGATCCGGGATATTCATTATAGCATTCTGCTGAAGGATATACGTGTTCCTTATTCGCAGAACGTTTTGACCGTTGTCATTATAAATATCGGCAACTTGATCCTTTTCTACATAGAAGCTACCGTCCAGCCAAAGATATTCTCCACCTACATTGATAAAGTGAACGTTATTTGCAGCTGTCCAATAGTTTGTATTCTGGCTGAAAGAAGAGTTTACAAGGATGTTACCACCTTCTGCGGATATGTCGTTACGGATGCCATCAATAAGGCTTTCAAATTTGCCGTTCATGGCAATAAAGGTCTGCTCAATGGTATCTCCATTTTGAAGAATGAATGTCGAGTTTTCAACGTATATCCCGTTCAAATAAGCCCCATAACCAGACAACTGATCGCCTCTCTGTGTCCTGATTCCTGTCAGGTGTCCAATACGGGCTTTCAACTTGCCTTCGGTGCTGGCATCAGTAATACCATCGTACACATCGATAAATGGCGCACCGCTATCGGCCGTTGTCAGATATATCAATCCCTGCCGGTCCGTATCTTCATTGTTACCCCAACGAAGGGCAAAATCTCCGGCTTCCGGTTGCCCTGTCCCTTCTATCAGAGGAATAGCTATATCAAAATAGTCACTGTCTACACCGATACAACGTCCGAAAAGATACTTGATACTGGTCGTTCCCGTCCGTGTCTGTATTCTGACACCGTCACCCTTACGCAGGTTCATAAGCATAAGACCATCCATATCGTCCATATAACAGCGATAACGGTCAGACATCACTTCTACTCTGGCTATTTTGTTGATGTCAGAAACAATCTGGCTACCTCCTAAACCGTAAATTTGGGAATAGACAATCTCGTAAGCAGTGAATGTCTTTCGAATAAAGAGGTTGTCCATCTCCCCGGTGGCCGTCGGTGTGTCTATCTGCCATCCCCAACCGGTAAAACCGGATGCAAAAGTTGGCGATCCGGTATTGCCCCCCACATAGATATCACTCCTCACACGAAGCGAATCCAATATGGCGGCGCCCGTACTCTGGATCTCCCAGCCTTTACCTTCCCAGCCGTCTATGAAAATGGAAGAGCCGATCTTCTTGTCAAAAAGTATATTCCCGTGGGCGGTATCGTCGATATCTTTGCGAAGATATCGCTCATCAAGATAAGTCGCCAGCCTTGCACTTTCTACAGATGTTACATGTCCAAAATCATCAACACCGACATTTTGGACAAATAAATCGTCAAAATTAGATGTTGAAACTGCTGAAGATGTATCTTCATGCGAAACCGTGAAAATAACAGTTTCGCCAATCAAATCTTTTTTTACATCAATGCCTCTTCCTTCTTTTACGTCTACATCTATATTTACAATTCCTCCACCTCCTGAAGCCGTACCACCTCCTATTCGCTTGGGTAAATTATCACTACCCAAACAAAACAAAGCAGGATCATCTTTATTATCATTGAGATATAATTCACCTCTTACAAGACCATTCAAATCCCAATCCTCAGAACCATCATTAGTGGCAATAGGGGGAGCAGCAGCAACAGTTTTCCCTTCACTGTCTACCGTAGTATCTGACCCGTACCATATTCGTTTTGTTAACTTTTTTATACTCATAGCGAATCAAGATGTGATTGGTTAACAAAACTTCCTTCGTTTCCGTCAAAGACTAAAACTTGACCGTCTTTAGCATTAGAAACGTTTAAACTGACTTCTCCAACAATACCAGATCCATCTGGATATTCGGTAAAACCATTGTAAGAAACATTTTCGGAGCATTCCACCGTTAAAGTATAATTGAACTGTGGATATCTCTCAGCAATAACCTGTTGTTCCGGTACGCTTGATTCACTTCTGGTATAAGACACTCCATCAATCTTCACAGAAGACAAGCAAAAGATATTGTTTAAAAGCCGGGCCATTTCAAAAGGGACACCTTCATTATCACCAATCGTAAGTGTCCTTTTTTCATAGGGAACAGAATATAGATTGATAGGTTCTTGCTTTTGAGTTCTGAATTGTTCACTTTCAACAGCTAATTGCCGGCTATCAGATTTAAATCCTCCTTCTACACGTGTTTTAAATACACGTTTATTCCCTGATATATCAAATACAGCCCCAAATGCTTGTTGATTATTTGCATTTGTATATTCTATTTGCATTGTAAATGGAGTATATGATGAACTATGTACACAGAAAGGCAAACTAACAGATATCTCTCCCTGATCATTTGTTATTCTGACTTGATAGGTCCCATTATTTGAAGGATTTATCGTAAATTCATACAACGTGTTGTAATCGTTAATCTCGTATTTTTGTGGAGATATTTGATATGAAGTCCCATTATATAAATCAACAAGTAACATGGTAAATGTCTTGTTTGGAACATCTACGATCTGTATAAGGATAGGCATATCCTCCCTTTCAAACTTCTGAACATAATCGATCGAATGTTCAAAGCCTGTACTTTCAACGTCAAATATCAAAGGAGATACACTGCTTATTTTTATCATACGCTTATACAAACAAAAAGAGCCGTATACGCAGCGTTAACTACGTATACGGCTCTTAGGCTCTATGCTTGCAAATGTAGCAATTATTCAGAATAAAGACAACATTAATCGATATTTTTACATATCAAAGTATATTCCGTTGTCTGTCTCTTACCAAGAAACTCTGTTATATCGGAAACATAACCGGTATACTTTTTGCCGTTATAATTAAAAGATATAAGACCATCATATAAAACAGGAAATGGCGACAGCCCTATCGTTTCAACTTTAAGAGTTTCAACTCTAAAATAACGACTGTCTAATACAACGGGGGACTTTTCACTTTCCCGCCATAAAACCGCATCAGCATTCCCTTCAGAAGCAGTAAACTCAAGTCTGCTTGTACAAGATGATAATATATCCTTATTTGCAAGCAACATCCTTCTTGGAGAATATGCAATATTAAATACCGAAGAAGGAAATAATACTCCGGAAGGCCGATCTCCTTGCCTGTTTAATTTTAACTTTATCGAAGATGTAGAAGGATCCAAAACAGAAACAGCATCAACAAAAAACAAATCATTATCCGAACTATCATCCTTTGTTTCTTCATCTCTTTTTTGCGCCAAGAACTCTATTCCATAACAATCAGCACGATAAGGGCTAATAAGTTTGTATATGTTATCGTTGATTGAAATACCGGTCGAAAAGCTGTTCTTTACATGAAATTCGTCACGACCGTTTATTTCATCATAATCTTTCTTCTCATAGCCCACATCTACCCCGGAGCATATCAAGGAGTTGTCAATTGAGATATCAAGCCCGTTCACACGCTCAAGTTCTTTCACCGTCTCTGGATCATATAATTCAGTCAAATGACAAAATATAACCTTCTTGCCTTCTATCTTGTAGTAATATCCAAGACATGCTTTTGCCCATTCTGAAAATTTACTGAAAGAGGTATGGACTTTTGCATTCTTGATATCTCTGATACTTTCCGCTGCTATCATATATGGTATCGTAATATCACCTTTCTTTACTTCTCCGGTCATATCGGTAAGACCCATATTGGACAGTATGGAGGTGAGTAATTTATTAGGGGTGAAAACATCAAAATTAACAGGTTCGTTTCTACCTTTATAAGATACGCTAATTTCTTTTACATTCGAAACCGTCATTATAACATCTCCCTCCCAAAGGGCATAACTATCACCCTGACCTATCCACATTATAATTCTATCCCCCTCCTTTAAGTCAACATCATATGCCTTATCTATGCTGATTTTACTCTTAAAAGGTATGGATATAGAATCTATTATTACAGGTGTAGGTTTATCTCCGTCTTTCACCCTTGCATATTTGGCGATTTCCAATCGCAATTTACTTGCATTCCCATTTGTTATTGTAGCATATACATCAAAACTCATTCGATATTGTATGCTTATGCGAGTTAACGCCTTAATCATATACCCAGAATAAAAATTAGCATTGTCTGGAGCTGTTATATTAACGTCCCCAACATCAATTTTGTTTTTAACGGGAAAATTAGTTGTAGTATATCCAACCGGGAAATTATATTCTCCTAAGATAAAATTGGAAGGCAAACTTATTTTATAAATACCTTCATCAGTCTGTTCTTCGGTCGGTATCACAACAAAATCCGCTTTGTTGTTCAGCTCCATGCGATCATAATACAGCTCATCCGACTTGAGACTTGAAACAGGGATATCATACACCTGTGACTTGTTAGCATTGATTATAGCCTCCGCACTGTTATCTATAGCCTTTATGGATATAGTGTTGCCGTTATTTTGATATGAAGAAAAATCAAGATTACACCGGATCTTCTCATTATATGTCCAAGAATTATTCAATACCCCAATGACTATCACAGCAGAAGCATTCAGATAGTTTGTCAAGAACTCGTTCTCCAAGAGCATATAAGAATCACCGGCAAACTCAAATGAATCGCCAAACGTCCTATATACACCCCCAAAGTCTTTTCTCTTTATCGATATTTCAACATCTTCCCAATTAACTAAATCGTTGGTGGCTTCGTATTTCTTTCCGCCTATTAATAACTGTACACGTATCATATCAATTCAATTTTGAGTTTTTATACGAGTTGTATTCTGTTCTACGTTGCCCTTTAGATATGATCCTGCCCAAAGAACGAATCTCTTTTTTTAGGTCGTTGTTCGTCTTATTGCTTGCTTGAATAATGCCTTCTGCATCAAAGTGGTTCACTATCTGCACCCGTTCCCCGGCTTTGTTATGAGTCAACCAATAACTGTTATCCATAAAACGGGAATAAAACTCAGGATCGTTAATGTCTGGCAAAACTTCTGCCCCTTTAGGTATAGGCATCAATGTCGGCGTGTCAGGAGTAATGTACGCTTTACCTCCAGATATAACAGCTTCATGTTTACCGGCATCACCAACAATAGCCAAACCTCCGGGATGATAATCAGTACCCTTTGCATATTTGGGGATAGGCTGGGCTATAATGGTAGCAAGCTGAATAGCACCCGTTGCAGCAACAAGCGCAGCCATAGGGCCTGCAAATATTCCAAGTTGTTTATATACGGTCATTATAGCTTGCGCAGTGGATGCTATAGTTTGAGCAATATCTATTGTTTTCTGAAATCGTGCCTGTCTTGTTTGCAAATCAGCCTTTTTCTTTTCAAGTTCGGCGTTTCTTGCAGACGATTGTTCCTCTGCTACGCGCTTACGGGCTTCTGCTTCCTCTTTTGTAATAACATCTTTTTCGGCCAAAGCATCAATTTCTTCAACCTTCTTATCATAAGCCTCTTGATTAGCGTCAATCTCAGCTTCTATTTCTTGTATTCTACGGTCAAACATAGAAGATCCTATTTCTGCTATGGCATTTACAGCTTCTTGAATCAACTTCTTTTTTGCTTCCTCTACCTTTTGCCTTTCTTTTAGTTCTTTTTCTGCATCTGCATTTATTTTATCAGTGGTTTCTTTTGATAGCTGGACCCTTAATTGGGCTATTTTTTTCTCCATTTCCAAGCGTTCGTCTCCAGAAAACAGGTACAAACTCTTCTCTAGCAGATCAATTTCCTGTTGCAGGGCTTGAACTGCATATTGATATTGCAAATCTGCTTTCTTCTTTTCGTAGGCTTCTTTCTTGATTATTCCTTTAGAATATTGCTGTTCAAGCATAGATAATTCTTTGTTCAAGAAAATCTGCTGATCTGACAATTCTAACTCGTTTTGAGATTGCTGACGGGAGAGTTGTACTTTACCAAATTCCATATAAGCATCTTCTATAAGTTTTAAGTACTTATCCTCTACTGCCAACTTACTAGCTCCTGTCTTTTCTGCTTCTTTCAATTCTGCGGCTTTTTGGAGTTCAAGAATGTCCAGCCGTGCATCAAGCTCTTGCAAACTACCCTTTTTAGCATAGGAAATTCGATTTTGCGCATCAATCATTGCACGTTTGGCCTCGTATTCTTCCCTAAAATCGGACAATTCTTTGTCTCTCATGGCCTCTATTGCGGCAATCTGCTCATTGACACGGACTCCTTTTGTCTTTACATCATCTATTTTCTTTTGATATTGGGCATTACGAGTCGCAACTTCTTTTTTATAGCCTTCATCCATTAATTTTATACGGGCTTCCTGGATTGTCCGTTCGGCTTCCATTTCGAGTTTCATTCTTCGTTCAGCTTCACGTTTTGCTCGTTCTTCCTCACGTTTTGCCTTTTCTTTATCCGAGTATTTGTCAATACCGGCATCTTCAAGTGTTTTATTTTCTTCTTTTAGCGCTTCTGACATCGCATTTATATAGATGGAAGCCGCCGTTTTTGCCGCCTTAGCTTGCCCTCTTATTCCTTCTGCCGCTTTTTCTGCATTATCCTTTGCTGTTATTGTTGAGTCATTATAAAGAACCAATTGTCCATTTAATGCAGACATGGATGATGCTGTTGCAATAATCGTTTTATTAGGATTGGTCGTATTGAGCTTATCCAACCAGGTAGGATTATTTTTTCTTATCTCTGCTTCTGCTTCTAATTCTAACGCTTCTGCATATTTCTCTGCTGCTAATTTTGATGCAGCTGTATATTTCGCTCTTTGCTCAAGCGCCTTCAGAAATGCGTCAGTATTATTAACTAAAAAATTCTCTGCCTCATTCACATTAGTAATAGAAACATCCAATTTTTTAAACTCAGACTCATTGTCAATGATAAATTGCTTCTTCTTATCAAGATTATCTCCCAGACTATTCCATTCATCCTGTAGCTTCTTAATGGAAACAACATTCTGTCCATAGGTAGATGCTGAATTTTTCAACTCATCGAAAAACTTACCACTTGTTGAATTAAGGTCTTCCAATGCATCAGATGCAGCCTTTGAAGCATCCTTGCTTTTAAATAGATTAGCAGCAAAATCAAATATTTTATCTCCATATACAGTCAGCAGCGTAACACCTACAGACAACAATGTTTGCCATGAAACCAAACTCCCAGCGACCTGCCTCCATACCGGCACTGCTTTTTGACCGCTTTTTGTTAATTCGACATTCTCACGTCGTATCCTGGCTATTTCATCAGCTAGAATAGGCAAGTTATTGCTGATCGCAAGCAATCCTGTCTGCATAGATACTGCAAATGCAGGCATTTCTCGGCTTAACTGGTTGATTGCATTTCCTAACCCATCCCAATGAGAAGCATAGTTGCCTACATTTCGGCCATATACCCCCATTTTAGCATCTTGCTCTTTCAATAGTTTATCCAATTTCTGGATATTCTCAAGCACTTTGGGGTTAACTGCATCTATACCACCAACTTGAGTTCTGGAATAAGCCTTCAATTGACTTAATATGCGAGCTTGCTCTTTGTAAGAAAGATTTGCTGTGTCAAGTTTTAAAATTAGGTTTTCAACCTGATCAGAAGTCAACTGCACATTTTGAGCATGTAATTTATCCGCCTTAGATGCTGCCATTGTTGCTCGTTCTTCAGCCAGTTTAGCCCTACTTAGATCTTCTGAAGTTTTCTTTCTAATCTTTTCTGTAGCAGCAAGTTCTCTTGATACTTTCGACTGCTCTTTTTCCAATTTGGCTTTTTCCTTAGCTATACGTGCCGCCTCTTGATCGGCTTTGATCTGGGCCATTACTTCGTTAACCCCTTCCTGTATTACCTTGTTCTTCTCTTGACGTAATCGATTAATTTCAGTTTCAGCTTTCTGTATCTCTTTTAGGGAAGCCATGTACTGATTATTCTTTTCAATCAACTCGGACATGTTTTTAGGCTCAAAAGACAACCCCTTAGCCATATTTCTTGCCGCAATCAAATACGAATCGTTTGCCTTCCCTATTAAATCATCGAGTTTTTCAAGCTGTCTAAAAGCCTCTTTTCCAACGATTGTCGTTATTTTTGTTTCATTTGCCATATTTTTTAACCTCCTCTATTTCGTTCAACATTAATCTAATAAGGTTTGCATATTCTGACGCAGTATATGTCTTGTCATCTATCCGCATTTTGAAATGAGCCGATAAAATCATTCGCTCTTTAGTAAAATCTACTTTTCTATTGATTTGACTGGTACTATCAAGCTGCTCTTGAGTCATTTTCAATCTTAACCGAATATAAGCCAATGAGGATTCTATTTTATTTATCAATTTCTCCGCATCCGCAACTGTTTCAATATTCACATTTTTTATGTCAACAATAGTGAGCAAATCGGAGATCTTATCTATTTCACCTAGTTTTATAAAATTTAATATAGCTGATATAATGGATATTTTAGTATAATAATTTATGATCAAAGAACGTTTAGAAACTGCGAATTGTAGATTTTTATTTTCTATAATTTGGTTATATTCATCCATGATTCTACTGAAAATCAAACGCAACTCTTTGTCCGAAGACCTCCCGGAAATTATCAACGCTTTCAAGTTCCCATTGTATGCCTCTATGAACCTACAGAGAGGTATCTCATCGCATTTCGTGTATAACTTTGCCATATCAAAATTCAAGTTAAAAAATATTCATGCCTATCTTCACAGACCAGCATGATCTATATGAAGACTTATCAAAAAATGTTTTATACCGTTAGTACTTTTGGCTCCCAGTTTTTACGATACAGCTTTCTTAGATATGATATCAACTGTTCATAGGTTGATATAAATCCTTCTTCTATCAAGCCAGCAATTTTCTTTTCTAATTGCCATAACTCACGCAACCTTGCTTCATCTCCATGCTTATTCCGTAACATCTTTTCGTGGGAGTTAAAAATGATCCAGTTTAACGCCTCTCCTATTTTTTGCATTGCTTTCGGCATGAAATGGCTTGGGACAATTTTCATAACAGCGGACGAAAGTTCTTTGTATGCATCTCCCGCGTCATTACGATATCGGATCATCTCGTCATAAACAAAACGTAGTACTTTCACCTCAAATGTTGGATTGATCCACATGGCAAACTTGATGAACAAGAGAGGATTCATCCAAACTTTATCAGGAGTTTTGCCATCTTTAGTGTTTCTCCCTTTTGTCTTTATAAGCAATTGATTTTCACCAATGTCGGTTTTTAACCTATGGCTTTCATCCACAGATAGGGCCTTTAAAAACTCTTTCGTTTTAGGGCTATCTATAAATTCGGACATACGTCTTCTTGGATTTTCATCTACATTATTCCATTGACGAAGTAATTCGCCTCCGTCAAAATATCCATCACTTGTTCGTTGAATCACTGAAAAATTATCAATGTAGCGTACCATCTCCTGATTTGTCTTCATCTCTTTTTCATTTTAAATTAAACAAAAAGAGCCATACCCCGCAGGATATGACTCTTGCCGGGTATGGCTCTTAGGCTCTAAATCTTTTGTTATACTGTTACAAACATAGCCAAATTGCACGGAATAGCCAAATCGATCTATGAGTTATTTAAACCCCATTATTGCTTTATCGGCTGCGCATGCGCCGGCACATCCTTTAAATCGTACGGTCCCGGTGTCATAGCCTGTATGCAGAGGTACAATACTCCGTCCTGCGTGTAGTACTTGTTAAATTCAAGTGCCATATTTTGCTTATATGGAATAGGATCTTCTATCGTGCCGGAATGTTCTTCTGCGTCTACTATTTTCCACAGGCTTAGGGTAGCTGTGCTAGGTTTCCAGTTTTCCTGTGTTTTGTGACCTTGCAATACTTCCCAAAGATCCTCACCATATTGGTATCTGTGTCCTTTAACGACATCTATACCTATTTTCCATTTGGGGTGTCTTTCTTTTACTTGCAATGCCTCTGAAGGAGTTAAGTTGTAAGTGTTAATCTCTGAATTTGCTTCCAAGTCTAAAGCATCCAATGCAAGTAATCTGCTGAACTGCCGGTTGATTACTGGTTGTTCCCCCTCTGGATAAGTCCATTCTTCACTGTTCAGTAGTTCGACAAAAGACGGATCACTAAAACTATAGCGAGGAAAATCTTCATCATCGAAGGGTGCAAGGTATTCCTCATGCAAGATCACCTTGCTCTGATCTACACTTGTCCTCATTTCTGGTAGGACTTCTATTCCGTGGGACTTTGCCCACACGATGTTTACAATTGCGTATTTCATATTCAATTAATTTTAATGTTACTTTGCTTTTAGGGTTTGGAGGTAGTTGTAGGCTTTGATACAGTCGTCTTTGGATAAAGTACTACTATAAATTCCAGCTAATTTAGTTGCCGACTCAGCAAATTGATTACTTCCATCAAAGCCTAAATTTACCATTGTATAATTTGATGATATATTGCCAGGCACAATATTGTATTCATTCCAATTTTCATCATATACTTTACCCTCTGAAGTTACGGCTCTCACTACATTTGATGGTATCAAGGTTTTATTTCCCTTTAATACGACATACACACCACTACCTTGAAGATTTTGGATTCTAACCTTTGATGATAAGTCAAAACCACAATAAGATATCTTTTTAACGGGGAATTTAAAATCTAATATAACAGTAAAATTTTTGCCAAATTTAAACTGTTTACTAACCGCTTTATCATCCACCCCATCAGTAACCAGATAGCCAGCATATTCACCTTCTTCATTGTAGCCACTTCCTTCGATAAACCCAAAATTAGACAGTATAAGATCATTACCATTGCCCGTAATGTTGGCAATAGTAGCACGATCTTCGTCCTCGTTGGTTTTGCCTACCACTGTCCATGCCTGGTCGGGAAAGAGCCAGGGATAGGTTTTAACGAAGTAGTCTTTGATCTTGGTCAGTTCTTCTTCGGTGGCGTCGTGATCAAGGATGATGAGTTCCCAGATGGCAGCATTGGCAAATAAAATCCTTCCTCCTGAACAAATGAGCAAATAAGGGCCGCCTGTATCATTACCACTTGTTATATCAACTCCATTATAGTTATTTGATGTTTGGCAAAGTAATACATTATTTTCATTTACGTTTATTACTGGCATACTTCCGAAAGACAGAGTTCTTGCTATCTTCGGATTAGTATTATTGTATTTTATTTCACAACCAAATGCTCCCCATGCTTCAGCCTCCAGCTTCGGTTTTTTTAAATTCGCGACAAGAACCTCATTGTCTGTTTTATTTTCTGGTGTCAACCACTTTCTCAACGCCACAACCGTATATCCCTTTTCCTTAGTCAAAATAGGGAAGTTCTCACAGACACCATAATCGTCTACTCCGTCAAAGACGAGTGCACCGGGATAAACATCACTAATACCCGAACCCTCCTTCCAAGCAAAATTCTTGAAGGATAAGAACCGACCTTTGCCATCCGCATCCTCAATCCTCGGATCGTCCATAGCTGCCATCATCTCGTTCGTCAGGCCGCCGAAATGCCAACGGGTGACATCGCCCGGAAGCACCGGGAAACCGTCGCCGGAACCGCCACCACCGGAACCCTTCCGCAGCTTTCCACCATAGAAACCTCGGAGCCTAATCGTGTTTAGCTTCAACTCTCTTGTTTCTAAAGTCTTTAAAATAAAATTACTCATAAGTATACTGACATTTTATAACAGGAGTGTCACTTTCAATGATAATGGTCATTCCAGGACTCACATCGGGTACTTTTGCCTCAAAGTTAGGAAGAGTCCAATTTATAACTCCAAAAGCAACAGGATCAGATCCTGTTATTGTTTCAAAGAACGACAACCGACCAGACGCTTGTCGTTTAATATGTATTCTAAAATCACCTGTTGGCTGGAAAGATGTTTTATAAACTCCATTCTGAAGTGAAAAAGTTAAATCATTAAGTTCCATTTTGATCGTTATAAATAATGTACATATTCTACTATATCTCCGTTAGTTCCAATTGCATCAATTGGTTCAAAAGTGTACGTATCATCATGTTTACGAATAATAACATAGATACGCTGATCCATTCTGGCGGCTTTACTTGCCAATCTTCTCATATTTTCTCGGTTGGCCATAGCCTTATTTTGAGACGAACAGTTACAAGGAGCTTTCGCATTCATTTGAATCCATATTTTTTTAGTAAATTTTCAATCGCTGGTTTTATACGATTATCCAGCAAATACTTTTTTGCTTTTCTCGTCAATCCTAAATGCGATGGACCATATTTTTCTTCAAGCGCATTATCTCCAGCATAAAAACCGATAGATCTGGTTACAATCTTCCCTCCGTCTTTCCCATCCACAACAACAGGGGTAATACTTCTATGATACTCTCCTGTTATTATGAGGTTAGGTGTATTCCTATTTCGGGGAGGAAACTTTAAAATATTGGACGTTTCAGGCGGCGTGACACGTTCTTTCATATCTCTCCACCATACCGCCTTTTTTCTCGCTGCTTTTTCCGTCTTTGTCGTTTCCCGGAAGTAAGGGTCTTGAAGATATGTAGGCCTTATCTGTTTTCTATTTTCATCAAGTCCGGCCATTAGTTGGTCGGTGATCAAATCATGAATCAGATCCTCACTTTCACGAAGGCTATTTGTAACCTCTGGCATGAAATTATTTTTCAACATCCTTACGGCATTTGAAACTCCCGCTATAGTACCCATATTAAAACACAGAGGGGCCTAATAAAGCCCCTCGTTTGCAACTGATTTACCTTTTATAATGCTATAAACATCCGTTAGAATTTTTCTTCTATCTTCGATATTACGATCTAAAAAACAAGATTTTTCATGGGCTTCCAAAAATTGTTTTTTTGTCATTTTAGAACATAAATCCCGATTAAAAGAAACTCCATTCATTACGACTTCCATTGCTCAATACCTTTAATACCAGCAGTAAGCAGCTGCTCTGGGCTTAACAATGCAGGTGTACTTTCACTTGTTAGACTCAATGTCCCATCAGCAGAATTGTATTGGGCTGCACTGACACTATCTCCCCATACACCTTCTGTTTTTCCAAGTAATGCTCCATAGGCCGTTGTTAAATCATATTTGCCATAATGTTCAACCACCTTGTAATTAGATCCACTATTTCCCACTTTTACGACATCTACCCAAACAAGGCCTTTGGCTTTTTCAACCAAATCAGTCTCACCTTGCAGAGATTTGGTTTCCATCCAAGCCTTTTCTACATCATCATACACCAGGCTAACCGCCATAGATGCATTATCTCCACTCGTTTTAAATCGTTGTACTGATGAAGGATAAATAGAAGACATCAGATAGCCTTTAATAGTAGTATCTGTGTCATACTGACCATAAACAACGTTATTTTTATCCACAAATAAAGCTCTCATTCTTTCGTTTTTAAGCTTCATTAAATTCGCCAACAGTCCTTCATCGTAATTTTCAAGCGTCCAGGCTTCAACAAGCTCCGAGTAAGAAGTAATTTGAGAAGGACCATATCCTTGTTTAGACGTTTGGGCCTCACCACCACTTGGTGCATATTCCGCGATAGGTCCTATAGGATAGATACGCCCCGGACGGTTCGCATGAATCATTTCTTCTATTTTTTCTTCCAGTTCATCATCTTTTATCACCATATCTTCCGGTGTCAGAATGATCACTTTTACATAATCCGGAACAAACGGACATTTGCTTGATCCCGTATTAAATATCTCGCTTCCGCAATCTCTGTACTTTTTCATTTTTATCTACAATTAGGTTTCTTTACTTTTATCTCCAAATCCAATATATCTATTCCGTCAAATAAATCCGCAAAAGGCTTTTTCCCGTCAGAACCATAAACCCCTCGACTGCCATACCTCATATTATCCACATACCGGTGCGGCACGACATTTTTAGATCCAAAATCAAACCTTTGGTCTTTGGCTAATTCTAAAATAAAATGTTCGTAAACAGGATGTAGGATTTCTTTGTAAGAAATAGCAAGCCTCTGATCATTGGTATAATCAGATAACGTGCGAGTAGCTATCATCAGGTCAATATTTGCTTTACAATATAGATCGGGATCGCCTTTATCTTCTTCAAATGGGGTAAAAAGAGCAAGAAGTGGCCATTTGCCCGATTCAGTGATAGGGGATTTGCTTAATATCTCCATTTCCCGTGCTATTTGCGCCCATTCCCCAAATAGGAAATTTATTTCTATCCCAACACTTATAGAAGTATTACGGCTAATATCCTTGAATATATCTACGATATTTATCATATCCCCATCTTATTCATAAATTCCAGTAAATGCTCATCAAAAAAATATCCGCCATAATCATCTCTATGATCATATAGATAATCAGATATATACCTATTCATATAGGCCATCTGATTCCATGCGTTTATCATTTTGATATTACATGGCGAAATTTTATTGGAAGAGCTTTCCTCGACATTGCCAATAGGCGTAGCCTGTGTTTGATTCTTTCTCAGATAGAAGAAGAATACATAGTAGGCAACCGGAGATACCTTCCGATTACCTACCTGTTCGACCAACATGTTTTTTAGATTATCCCATTTTTCTTCGCCTTCTCCACTTTCGATATACCCAACAAACTTTTTTGCATTATCATAACCTAATATTTTACGATAAAATTCAAGTTCATATTGAGCAATCAAGGACTTAAGTTCGTAATTGGAAGCCTCATTAGTCTTTGATGGCACGCCTGTATACGAAATCACTCCTTCTATATGAAGTTCACCTGTGAAAAATGTCTCATCTATAAGCATGATTTACTGTTTTTTATTTTTTGATTTGATCAAGCCGCTCATGCCATATTTTGCAATAGCCTCTTCTATTTCAGGAGTAGAGGCTATTTTACCCTCATTTATAAACATGATTGCGACAGGAAGAGAAACATAATCCTTATCTCCGATTTCATGATGTTTAGCCTTAATATAGGTAACTTCATATACATCCGAAGGTTCAAACCTGTAACTCTTTGCATCATTTTTATTTACTTTTCCTCTTTTCATTATATTAACCTCCTATTCCTTTAGATGAATCAATAGCTTCTTTGATAGTGGCATAAGAACCCTTGACGAATGCAGTCTTGTAATTCGACTTAATATAAGCCAACAATCTTTTTTCGCCGATCATTGTCACTTGGTTCTTCTGGAAATCGTCATTGACCCAACCGAACGTAATAGATAATCCTACATAGTCACGGATGTTCAGATATCTAAAATCGCCCAATACAAATTCACCTTCCGTGATGGAAGTGGATGGCCGGATCTGGACTCCCGAAATAAGAGATCCATCCTGTAATGTAAAAGGCGGGAAAAGATACTGGCCATTAGCATCTTTTGTCAGCTTCATATTCGCCAAATCAATAGGATTAACGCGGACGACATTTGGAGCATAATTCATTTTAGATGTCGAAACAACTTGTGTATAAGCTGCTATAATAGCATCAAAGTTGTTCGGTTTGTCCACCTTGATACTGGTTAATGAATATTCGGGGATATCTGTGAAAACACCTTTTATTTCTCCATCAGAGCCAGAACCATATAAAATCCCATTTTCCTCTTCAATACCGATTTTATTAATAATTTCAGCTTGAACCTCTGCCACTAACTGAGGAAGATCAGTTAATGTTTCTTCCGTTAGCGTAGCTGTCAATGCCACCTTCCCTGCATTAACAACAACTTCCTTAATTGTTGCAGTCATTGAAGGCTTTAATCCGCCTTCAGGAACCCATTCGGCATCTCCTGTAGAATCCTTAAGCTCTGTATATACCAATGTCCGAGCATTGATAGTCGCGACATTAGCGAATTGTCTGATTTCGCTTTCAGCCATAGGCGGCGCGGAAATAGTAGGATCAAATACAACTCCAGGACTCAGCGTCACACCAGATGCGCCCGTCACAGTTGATGTAATAGGCGTATTAGCCTTGACAACAAGATTAAATTGTTTTTTATATCCAGGAGAAGATTTGCAAGCCGCCTTTAAGTCCACCATTTCTCTTCCGCTTTGATCTTTGGTGATATATTCTTTCACCTGTTCCCGGATCTGCTCATCTATTGATTTTAAACGAAATTCTCCAGACGGGGTTTTATCCATAGCTCCTTTGATTCTAACAAGCTGTTCACAAACCTCTTTCTTGAAGTTTTCAAAGTCTTTCTTATCAATCTTATCCGACATGTTCTTTTCATTCAATTGCTTGAACTCATTTATCAAATCGTTAATCTGCTTGAGATATTCCGGTTTTCCTAGCTCGTCTTTCAAAAACTTCACATTCAACTCTTCCAGTTTGTCATCCAGCCCCTTGAAAAACTTTTTCTGATCATCATCAAGCGTAGATTCATCGATAAAAGCCATTAAACCAAGACCAGACAACAACACACCACCAGCCACAGGATTAGCGGCAAGAGTAAATACCGCAATTAGTGACAATGCCATAATTGCAAATAAAGAACAGGAAAGTTTAAATCTTTCTTTTCTTCCTCTCATGCTGTTTTGAAACAGTACTCTTAAATACTTTCTCATCTTTCTACTTCTTTTAGTTGTTATTTAAATTTCACATTATGGAATAAGCTTTTCTTTGGGTTTACGGCGGCTTGATCTTGTGCAAGTGAACGAAGCCTACTTTTCATGTCTCCCTCCGGCTTGATTAGCATAAGTGCCTTAAACTTTGAGAATAAGCCCAATATTTCTGTTTTCTTTTTAATAGATAATCCCTGCAAACTATTTTCAATTTCGCTATGTAGTTCAATAACTTTATCTTCTACTTCTTCCGCAGTTTTTAAACCTGTATAATAAGTTTCTCCATTACAACCTATAGAAACAGCAGATATTTCATACAATACGACTTCTTTTACAATAAAGGCATCTTTCTCCGAATCATAGTCTACTTTGTCCCAAACGTAAGAATAGCCGATAGAAAATTGATTGATTGTGCCAGATTCTAGCTGGGTAATTTCTCTATCCCCTAAATCAATTTTATCAATATCTGCCTCAAAATATAATCCTTTATCATCCTCAATTAATGTAACAATTTTACCTACCGGTTCATTCATGTTATGCATCCATAGGTGGATGATCTTATCATTTGCATTACTTTGAGGCCCTCTTTCTTGTATACTTTTTGAGAAACATCCTTTTATTAAGATATCGCCAGCTTTATCCTTGTTCCCAAAAATAGCAGCATATCCAGAAATTCTGCGACTCTCAGAATTGATCGTTATATCTTTGGTCTCAAAAGAAAAAGCCTTATACTGCATTCCTATCGATTCTTTTTTCTTAGTTTTCAATTTGTGTGCCATTATGTATATTATTTTCTATTGATTGAGATTCTTGTTTAAAGTCACCTTCAGGATTGTCCGGATCTATATCTATATAATTAGCTACTTCTTTCCTGGATTCGGACAATGTTATGATACCATCATTGTATAAATTACGAACCGCATTAGAAGCAAGAGATAAAGCACTTGCAGCACTTTTCTTATCTTCCTGGAGCACGGATATATGAGAATAATCCAATCTTATAATTATCTCATCATCCCCTACTATAGCCCTTGTTAGGGCTTCGCAATAATTCTCAGAATCAGGTATGATCAAGTCTTGATAGGCATCTCGTTTTGCCCCGTTCTGATTGTCGTATGTGCTATCTGATATCAAAACATTAGGATTTATCCCTAATGAATTGCAGATGGTATTGCGACACTCTTTATCTTCTTGATATAATTTTAAATCTTCCGAATTGCCCGTAATTGGAACCCATTTTACATTTGCGGTAGTAACAAGGACTGAAAAAAGTTTACCTACAACACCATATTTACGTTTAAAACTTTCGTTTAGTTTTTCAATCTCTCCTGGGGTAAGAGAATTATCCCCATATATATCACCATTGGCATCGTTACACAATACGCCTTTTGGACCACCATCAACGATCAATGTGCCTCTTGCAATCATTTGAGCAATCCAATTGTTAACCGGCCTAGTAAGAGAGTCTGTTATATGGATATAAGACAACTCTTTTTCAGTTACATTAATATTAGCACTCGCATCAGATACAACAAAATATTCATCACTCTCTATATAGATATTCTCACTCCCCCATTCAATCCATGCCTTTTTTATAACTTCCTCTAATCTTGATTTCTTCCATATGTTAGCATCTACTTCAGCGTGGAAAAGCTCAGGGGGAATAATCCACATCGAAACCGGTATTTCAGATCTCAAAGCTCTAAATGTATAAATAGGGCAAAAGCCAAAAGTTTTGAGGGTGATTTCAACCTGCTTATTAAATTGCTTTCCACTTTGAATTGGGTTAGGCTGTTTAAGCAAGGTCCTTATCTTATTGTATTTATTATCTCCATCCAAATGCTCATTATCCTCTTTATCCGTCACATAAAATCGCCCGTTAGAAAACATAGAACCACATCTCTCAACAACAGTTGCAAAAGGAGTGCAGGCTATTAAGGCCTTTCTTTTGTCAGCAAGGTTAAGCATATCAAAAACGTCAGATTTGCCACCAATAATTTGTTGTAGTCCTTTTGATAATGCATTTATATACCAAATGTTCCCTGCTTGATCTTTTTCTACGGCATTCACATTACCTACCATAGAAAAAGATTTCGAACTGCTATTCCAGTTAGATTTCCAAAAAGCAAGTTTTTGTAATAAAGGATATTTCATTTTTGTACAAACAAAAAGAGCCATCCCCAGTATTTCTACTGAGAATGGCTCTTAGGCTCTTTATTTTCTTTTATATGCTACAAATATAGTGCTTATTTTTAGATGAACAAACAATTAAGAATAAAATCTATCCGACATATAAGCCCCTCTTAACCCTTTCTGATAATGCCGCTAATGAATTTATAGCTTCTATGTTATTCTTATCCTTGTAGTCAAGGATGTTTTCAATAAACGCTTCAAAAAGAATATCCGTATCATAATCACTTGGGATGAATATGTTGTTCTGGATATAATCGATATGAGCAGATATCCTTTTTTGAGGATCATGGAAAGGCTTTCTGCCTCTAACATCTTGGACATGATCCTTTAAATTTTTGACATAGGCCGCAAGTGAAGGATCGCATTCCACCTGAACTCTATCACCTGAAACAATCAACGAGGATACCTCAAGCTCATCTATAATGGTATCAGATAACATTGCCCTTGTGACATAGCATTTGTTATCTTTAAATATAACCCTGACAAACACGGATTGCGAATTGATGGAAGGGTTGATTTCGACCATGCCATATCCTTCAGACAAGTCGACCTTTGACTTGTCATAATACTTTATAGAGGTCTCAGAAATCTTATTTCTACTTCTTCTAAGAGAAAACTTCGTGTACTCTTTATTAAAAGCCTCCGTTATAAAATATCGCTTCGTATCACTAAAATGGCCGTATTGCTCATATGTCTGCCCCGTATCTTTATTTTTAACCCTCTGTTTCAAGATCGCTCCGTTCACATCCTTCTTGACACGAGAGTAGTCATTTATCGAAATCTTGCAACTTTCATCTATTCTAATATCTATACTTTTTATAGCGCCAGCATAAATGGCATTGATAAATTCCCCCGACATGGCGACAGATGGATTTACTCTGGGCATCCTCTCTTCGACGACAAATGATTTTTCCAGACCATCCTTAAATTTGTCAAAAAAAGAGAGTTTATCATCATCGATTGTATTACCGCTCTTTGTCGACACATCCCCATATAGATACACCTTGTCGTTATAACCAATATCCTCGAGGTATTCCACCGCTGCCTCAGAAGCCTTAGATGCTGTATTGAAAGGATCTTCTGCCGGTATCTCGTGAACCTGTCTTGCCCTATTCACATCGCCCGTAATAATTTGCCAGAATCCGATTGATATATATGGTAGCACATTGTTGTCTATAGTTATATGGATAGGATAACGGTCATCGTACTCGCAACGGCCGACGTGCTTACCAATCTCGAAGTTTCTGAAGAACTCCCCTCCGGTCTTAATAGTTCCCCATTCCCCCAGTGCATATACTTGATAATACGCGTAATCATTTATTTTATCTTTTTCAAAGTCGGCTATCACTTGGGCATCATAAAAACCATAGCTCCCATCAGGAGAACCTACTACCCAGAAATTATTAAGATAAGTAGACCGCATAATCACTATATCAGGGTTATGTGTATCGTATTCTTTTGTTCGAGGATTAAATATTAACTTAGCGGAATTAGTCCATTTCTGGGCGATTTCAGAATATTCTTTTTTTAATATCTTCCCTGTTAGATTATCTTTTAATTTCCCGTAAAGATGATTGTCAACTTCCACCAATTTCTCCTGCTCAAATATATTCTTCTTAATCCAGTGGTCTTCGGATATGGGGTTAAATGCAGCAATGATCTTTTGTCCCTTCCTACCTCTAAGGCGCTTCCTTATCTGCTTAAAGTCACTTTCATCAAATTCGGATATTTCTTCGCAGAATACATATTGGTAACTTTCAAGGCCTTTTATTTTTTCGGGGTCATCCAAGCCTTTGAAAGTGATATATGAACCATTAAAGCACCTTATCTGCCCCTCTACCGGCTTAAAGAATGCGCCAAGTTTTAAGCCTCCTATAGCCTCCTGAATACTCTTATATATACTATCCGATATAGTAGCTCCAGTTTTTCTAAACACCATCGTGTTATATCCATTCTCAATACACTCCAACACAATAGCTTGCGAAATCGAAAAAGATTTAGCAGAAGAAGATCCACCGTATAGGAAGATAAACCTATTGTCATCATTCTTAAGAGCAACTCTTAAATGATGAAAATTGGGATTGAACCTCTTATAGCTTATTACCTTCTTATCCACAAAAATCTAAAATTTAGAATACATATAAAATTATAAACCCCGATATTTTTCTAACAAAGCGAATACAAATATTAAATATAGAACATTAATCAATACCGGTATCAATCTGGACAAGGGCATTTCTTAAATCCAAAACGGTTGGTTCGTCATATCCGAGCATCTTGCAAATACGCTCTATAGCTTTAATCTTATCATATAATTCGACCTTAACATATTCCACATCTATAATTTCGGGATCTTCATTAGTTCCGACATTTTTCTTTAATATTTTGGTGGATATACTTTTGATCGAAGACTTTTGCTTTTCGGTAAGTGACTCAAAGTCCTTACGTTCTATCCATGTGTTATGCAGATGAGCTATAGAGGAGAATGCAATGTTTGATAGTTCTGCCAATATTCTATCTTTTGTAAGATCAGATTGTTTTTTTTGCTCATCTTGTAACTCTTTAACCCTTGTAGCAACCTTGTTGTCTTTAAGCAATTTAGAAGACACTTCCCATATCGTTTTATCTGACATTTTACCGCACGAATAAGCCCGCCGATAAGCCTCCGAAGCGTTGCCACATTCTATGTAATAGTTACAAAAGTTTTCCTGTTTGATTGTAAGTTTCATTTTCCCATTACGATTTTGATTTCTTTTTTACACTTTTTGCACCAGCAGTAATAAGATCCAATACTGCCATAATCATAATGCCCTATCCAGTTGCCATGAATAGGACAAAACACATCAACTTGCTTCTTTTTGGGTATAAAAGGGCCTTGCTGTGAAGACATAAAATACTATTTTAAAATTAGGCCTTTGCACAAAATTACAAATTAATCCTCATATCAACAATACACTGTTGATAAAATATCTTTTCGTAGTTACCTTTGCCCGAAAAAAAACATGAGCGAAGAATTAAAACTGCTAATAGCCTGGTTTGAAAACTACCAAGTGACGTTTAACGAGATCCGGTTAAGCGAGTGTGAGAATATATTTGATTTGAGAAAGTACATCGATGTGCATGTCGGATCGGTTAATAGGAATTGGGATAATCCGACCTTTGCAAGTGATATACTGAGGTTGCAAAGGCTTAAAAAGGTGTTGGAGGGAAGAGGATAAATTGATACAAAATGTTAAATATTTGGTATTGCAAAAACTTTTAGCCTATAAAATTTGGTATTACTTAAACTTTTAGTATCTTTGTAGTGTAATAAAAAACAAGTAATAACAATTAAAATAAATAGTCATGAAACTGTATCACGCATCGCCTATAGAAAATAAAGAAGACATATTAGAATATGGCGTCTTATCAAATGAAAGTGACAAGATATCGAATGACGAAAGATTATCTGGATCTTACGTTTTCGGGTTCAACAACATGGCTGATGCCATTAATTTTATCACCGACAACACCTCTGATTATGTTATATTTTCATTCGAAGTGCCAGATTACGATGTTATCCAGGATACAGAATATGAAGATGGATGCGCATTTGCCGTAGAATATGATATCGCCCCTGACAAATTAGTTGTTGAAAAAGAAGTATTTTAAAACATAAAGATCATGAGAACAAAAAAGGAAGTTATAGAATTTGTAAAGAGTCAACTGTTTAGCAATAACTCATTAGTATTAGCTACATTAGGCAACGGTGGCTCCGGGCTTGATCTTATGCAGAATCAAGGCGACGGTTCCATCGACAACTTTGTCTCTGAATTAGAAGGATTTTTATTTGATGGGCTTGTCGACGCTTGCGATGACATAAAAGAGTCCGAATATTACAACGAAAATTGCGAAGTATACCAATTTTCAGATAATAATGGCTACAAACTCCAAATTGTTGTTTTTTAATTATGATAAGAGATATTGTAAAAGAGGCTATGAAGCTCCGCAAGGTAAAAAGCAAAGACCTTGCGGAACACATTGGGCTTTCGGAAAGCTCTATGTCCTTATTCCTTAATGGGAAAATGAATTTGGGGCAGAATAAAATTGAATATATATTGGAATATCTCAATATAGAACTTGTGATAAAAAAGTAATATTATTTCAAATGATACGAGAAATAATCAAAGAGGCTATGAAATTCCACGATATTGGACCTTCGGCAGTTGCCGATGCTGTTGGAATAAGAAAATCTAACATAACCGGTTTTCTTGCTGGTAGAACTGGTTTGAGTCAAAGTAAAATAGAAAGTGTTTTTAGATTGCTTGGCATAGAGATTATTATAAAACGATCAATAATAAAACATAAACCTCTAAATAAGAGGGATGTTATTTGGAACAATATGCTTAATAAACTAAAATCGTATCATGCTAATACAGAGAAATGGCCTTCGTCGTGTAGTCGCGATAAGAATGTAAAGAAACTTGGGTTGTGGTGTGTTACTCAAAGGGCATATAAAAAATCAGGGAAAATAAGCGACATTCGAAAGCAAATGCTCGATTCTATCGGATTCGATTGGGGGGTAGTACGTAAGGATAAGTGGCTTGAAATGTTTGAAGCTTTAAAAAAATTTAGGGATAAGACCGGAAAATGGCCTTTACCAACATCGGACAATAAAGGTGAAGCAAAATTGGGGGTATGGCTTTGCAATCAAAGAGCAATAGCAAAAGGTAAAAGGGGGTATAAAATGCCTCAAGAGCGTCTTGAAAAATTGGAATCAATCAATTTTATGAAATATGTTTATAGAGGTAAGCAAAAATCTATCAAAAAATCGAGCGCGGTAATTTTTGACAGAAAGGGAAAATATAATGGCATTGGATTGGTCTGTACGCAACCTCGTTTATCTTTGTGGAACAGAGTATATGAGGAGGTTAAGGAATACAGGCAATCAACAGGAAATTGGCCTGCACTCAACTCCCAAGATACAAAGGTTTCTAATCTTTGTTTGTGGTGTAATCGACAAAGAGAATATTTGAAGAGAGGATGCTTAAGCCAGGAAAAACAAGCTAAATTGAACGCTATTGGATTCGAATGGGTATTACGTACTCATGATTGGAATGCAATGTACGAAATAGTTAAAAAATATAGAGAATCAACCGGTAAATGGCCTGTAGCTTCGTCAAAAGATGCTGAGATAGCAAAATTAGGTCGCTGGTGTGGCCTTCAAAGGCATCGCATGAAAAAAGGAATCTTAAGTTCGGAGCAGCAAACTAAATTAAAGGAAATTGAAATGTAATGAAGTTTGCTCTCGAATAGTGTAAAATCATGAATGGCAAATTTTCAGTTGGAATAGATGTCCTCGACAGAGTAGCTAAAGCCTTGAATC